AGTCTTTCCTTCATCGAATAACTGATTTTGTCTTTCTTTTTCTCTATGTCCTTCGAGTATTGAGCAATCCACGTGTTTAATAACTTCATTGAATACCATCCTTAAATCACTATTACAAGATTCTAATCGTTCCCTTGATCTTTTCCCAAACTTAGGCATTACTAATTAACCAACTAATCCACTTTTAGATATAACCCTAACTCCACAAGCTAATACTGCTGCGTTTTCTGCAAAAAGTTTATCAGATGATTCTTTTTTTATTATAACAGTATCAGAGCCATCTAATGAGAATGTTCCTAAATCAGTTCCATCTGATTGCTCCAATGTAACTAAATATTCTGTTCCTGTTGCTGCCGTATTATAAAGTCGGACAAATTCACAAGTGCCTACATTAGATGCTGCTTCTGTTGCAGTTCCTAATGCTGCTTGTGTTGTTTTGGGTGTAAATATAATACCACTCACACTAAACCTCCTCTACTTTGTAGCCTTTGCCCTTTAGAACTTTCAGTTCATCTGCATCGGTATTATCAATATCTCTCATAACAACAGAGCCATTCGGTAATGTTACTTTGTATTTCGTTGCTTTTTTAGCAGATTTCTTTTTTTCAGCCATCTTTGTTAATCTCCTTGTTGTATAATTTTACCATTTTTATCAAAATTAATACCAGCAAAGATGCCGATGGAACTCCCACCAGCATCTTTACCTTGTTCTAGTTTTCTTTCACGATTTGCTAGTTCTTCATAGTAATCAAGATATTTCATAGGTTGATCTTTATAGTATGCCTTTTGACCTTTATCCTTATCCTCTACTAAACAGAGGTCTTTGTTAGGATCTAAATCCATACCAAACAATTTCGTTCCACCTATGTTTTTTCTTTTCTTACTCAATTAATTATGAAGTTTCTGTTTTAATTGTTACTCCGTGAAGATCAACAGTTTCAAGCATACCAAAATACGCATTACAAGTTAGTTCTGTTGATGCGTATGGAGCATTTCTGCTTGATTCTACCTGTATGAAGTTTCCTCCACCATAGTCAATGAATCCACAACCAATAGCAGTTTTAGCAAACAATCCACCTCTGTGATAATCAGAAGCACCAACTACTTGTGATGAAGTATATATATTTACTCCACCAAGTGTAGATACAAATCCTGCACTTCTGAACTGATCGCCAACTGCACTACCTGCTGATAATGCACCGACACTTTCTTGTGATCCAGTAGCAGCATCTCCAGCCATCATACCTATTTCATTAACAATACCCCACTTACCCCAAACTGACAATGGGTGCAAGACACAATTATATGGTCTTGGAGCATCATTAGCTTCAAGATTAGCAACTGCTGCAAATAAAGTGGACATAGTCATTCCAGTTGTATCTGCACCTACTATTGTAGCAAAGTCATCAATGAATGTAGCTGCTGTGCTATCGAACTTAGTTGCTACTGCATTACCCATAGCCTGACCTGCATTAACAAGGAAAGCATCTGCGTTTCCGTGAACTGACAAATCAGTAATTAAAGCATCAATATGATTTCTCAATACTTCAATGTCTATTGGATTAGTAGCAATTACTTCACGATTTACATCTCCTTCTGCTCCTGTGGATCGTGCATCTACATTAGCAGTTCCCAATTTATCATATACTGGAATACGAGCCTTATTAGTTCCTTTAGGACAAGAAACCATATTTAATGTTGCAGGGAATACTGCTGTTTTATTGAACTGAACAATAGCACCACCAATAGCTAAACCTAAGCCACCAGTTGCTTGTCCAATATCAGTTTCATTAGCCATAAGATGATTACCTGCGTAACCATTCTGAACATAGCCTTGAATGTTATTTAATAATCTATACATAGTTTATAACCTACCTTTTTAATTTAATTTTTATTTAATGTAACCATCTACACTAGTTTCTAAATGCTTTGTAAAACCAGCAGGATCTTTCTGAGCCCATTCAGATGTGCTAGAATAACCACCATATTCTCCAGTTCCCTTTGTTGAGTTCGCTGGTCTTTGATTTGGAGTGCCTACTGTGTTAGTTTGCCCCACCCTTGAAGCGACAAACTTCTCCAACTTTGCTAACTTCATATCTTCTCCAAACAATTTGTCATCATCGCTTAATTGTTCCATCAAATCAGCTTTTTTGTTGGTTTTGTAAACATCGTACTCATCTGCCTTTGTTTTATACTTTTCTAAATCCTTAGACTGCTCATCAAGTAAGGTTTTCAACTCTCCTTGTTCCTCGAGTTTCTTCTTCCTGTCAGATTCTTGATTCGATAAATACTTATCAAGGTCTGCTTGAAGTTTATGATTCTTTGCAGTTAATTCATTTACTCGGCTTTGAGGCACCATATTTTCTTTATCTACATTTGGTTCAACTTTTGTGTTGTCATTTGTTGCGTTGTTGTCATCAACGATGGGTGTTGTTTCATTTTGTTCGGTCATTTTTATTTCCTCTTTTGTGAGTTAAGTAACAAAATTACTATTAAATCTTTATACATATAATATGGATAAAATGCAATAAAAAAGAAACATTATTTCTGAATCTTGATAACAATCTTTTTATTCTTTGGAAATTGTTTATCTATTTCTTTGTTCACTTTTCTATTAATCATACTAATAACACCTTTAGGAAATGGCTGTCTATCATCAGTTACTTTTCTTCCCATTTCATGGAGATACTTTACTCTTGATCCATAAGCAGCCCATTTAACAGAAGCAGATCCACTCGTGCTACTTGGCTTCGCATCGTTCATAAAATCCCCAGTCAATACAGGAGATGTCTTATTAGCAAACGCTGTTGATTGTCTTTTAAATTCATTACCTCTTTTTCTTTTACCATATTCTGTGGTATATCCTTTAAATGGTCGGCCATATACATCTTTGCCTTTATTAAATATTTGTTTAACATATTCTTTTCTAATTGAATATGATAAATCTCTAAAGAATTTTTTACTAAGCATCTTCTCTTACATCCTTGCTTTTATCTGATGCTTTAACAGGAAACCATTGATGTCTACAATTATATCCACCTCTACTAATATAAGGATCTCCACCCTGATCATTCGTTGGTAGCCTTTGTGCTATTTCTTTTTTTGTTAATGCTCCTGCTTCCCACGCCCTAATACAAAATGGTCTTGTCTTTTCATCTATTGGTCCTGTATATCTAACTTTTTCATTATCAGGAGCATTATCTAGCATAACTTTTGCAACAGAAGCCGAGAAATCATTAAGGCCAGTCGTTACTAATGTTTGCATTTGTGCATTAGACAACCCTGCTTGTTGCTGTATTGCTTGGAATATTCCTTGTTCACTAACTCCACCCATTACACCTTTTATAATTTCCGTTTTAATAACTCCACCCATCTTTCCTAAACTATCTGCGAATGAAGATCTGCTGAAGTTGGCTAGTGCTCGTAGAGTGTCTTCAGAAATCTCTGCAAATAAAACCATTTCTGATAATATTTGATTGTGTGCTACATTATATCCCTGAATAATATTGTCTGCTTTTGTTAAAACTATTTGCTCTATGTTTAGTTGTTCCATAGCCAATAGGAACTCATCAATAGTTTGGAATCGTCTATCTTTAGATAGTTTGAGTAGATCCCTGACCATCTCTTGTTGTAAGGTGTCTGTCATTGATGCTATCTGTGTTGCTACATCGTCTATATAGTTTTGGTTTATAGCCATTATTCAACTGGCTTAGTTAGTGCTTCAAGTAACGAGCCATTAGGAGTGGTTTCTTCTACTTTAGTTTCTGCTACTCTTTCATCAAGGTATGCCTGTGCTGTTTCTCTATCAGGGAATCGGTCGGGGTCTTTCTCCATTAATATATCCTTTGTGTCTATCAAGTCGTGTGACAATAACCACTCCCAGTCGTCTCGCTGTTCCTGTTGTGACAATATTATCTCATCTTCTTTATAATCGAGCTTTAATAACTCTCCTCCATTAATACCTGCTTCAACACCTAATATGATTGATTCTAATTCAAACATCTTATGTTCAACTTCTCTCCACCGAATTACATCATATAT